TGGTGCCGATGTGGCAAGCCGTTTTGCTGGCTTAACGATGTCTGACTGGTTCTATGCGGCGGCCATTGTTTATTCACTAACACAAACCGCGTTGATTGTTTACAAGACCATCAAGGAGGTTAAGGCAAAGGAGAAGGTCTAATGAGCGAGGACGTACTTGAAAAACTACTTGAAGCCATCGATACCGAAAAGGCCAAGTATATGCTTCAGGACCTACGGGACCCAGAGAAGCGAACCCCCCAGTTATACAACGCCATCGAGAAACTGTTAGAGCGCCACAAATTCACTATCCAACGACTGAAGCCTGATGCGTCCCTTCTGGGCGACTTGGCGTCTTCTCTGGATTCTGTTCGTGATCTTTCTGACGATGAACTCTACGGCACAATCCAGTAAGCAATAAGGGAGAACCATGGGAACAATCACCAAGTACATCTTGGGGCTTGCCTGTGCCTGTCTGGTGGTCTTTGGGATTTATCTCAAGGGCTACCACGACGCCGACTTAGAGGCATCCCAGGAAAAATCACAGGAGCTTATACGGCTCAACAACGAACGGGAGGTGGAGCGTGTCGCAACCCAAAAGGCTATCGGAGACATCTCGAAGAACTGGCAGGACTACTTACAGAACCGCGAAGCCCTGGCTACTCGGACTATTAATGGCCTGCGCTCTGACGGTATCCGCCTGTCAGTCCAACTTGCCGACGCAACAGTGTGTAGCGTCACAGGTGACTGTCGATCCGTCCCTAATGGCAGAGCCGAATTACACCCAAACACTTCTCGATTTCTTGTCGAGCAAGCCCAGCGAGCAGACACCCAAGTGAATGCACTTCAACAAATTGTAAGGAGATTACAAAAGGACAAATAACAAGGAGGGAAATTGAATCAATCCGAAAAAGACATAGCGTTAATGAAAAGGTCCTTTGTGGCCTTTCTTTTTGTCCTCTGGGCAGCACTAAACCTACCGAAGCCAACACGATGTCAAATAGACATGGCTCGGGTCCTTTCTTCAGGGAAGGACAAACGTTTCATCCTTCAGGCTTTCCGGGGTATTGGCAAGAGCTTCATTACATGCGCATTCGTAGTGTGGAAGCTTTGGAATAACCCGGACCTAAAGTTCCTCATTGTGTCGGCCTCGAAGGAGCGGGCAGACGCCAACAGCATCTTTATCAAACGGATCATTGATCTACTGCCGTTCCTGCATCACCTGAAGCCAACCGCGAAACAGCGGGACAGCTCTCTGAGCTTTGACGTGGGACCGGCCAAGCCTGACCACTCGCCCTCTGTGAAGTCCGTAGGTATCACGGGTCAACTCACAGGTTCCCGTGCTGACATCCTGATCGCGGATGACGTTGAGGTCCCTGGCAACAGTGCCACCCAGGCAGCCCGCGAAGCTCTCGCAACTCTGGTGCAGGAATTCGACGCGATCCTAAAGCCGCTCCCTGGCTCACAGATTATCTACTTGGGCACGCCCCAGACCGAGATGACCCTTTATCGGTCCCTCGAAGATAAGGGCTATGTGACGACCATCTGGCCCGCTCGATACCCACGGGACCAAAAGGACCTTGATAGCTACGCCCACGGCGCAGGAAGCCGACTGGCACCTATGCTGCTGAACGAGCTTCAGGCAGACGGAACGCTCTATTGGAACCCTACGGACCCAGTTCGATTCGACGACGCGGACCTTCGTGAACGGGAATTGTCATACGGCAAGGGCGGCTTCGCTCTTCAGTTCATGCTCAACCCGAATCTGAGTGACGCCGAGAAATACCCGCTCAAGCTTCGCGATTTCATCGTGGGCCTGTTCTCCCTGGACACGGCACCAACGACCCTACAGTGGCTCCCCAACGCTTCCAACGAAGCCAAGGGCGTTCCTAACGTTGGCCTTAAGGGCGACCGCTTCCATCGCTATGAATCTGCCGGGGCCTCTACGGCTTCGTACAGTGCAAAGATTCTGGCAATCGACCCGAGCGGACGGGGTAAGGACGAAACGGGCTATGCGGTCCTGTACATGCTCAACGGCTATATCTACCTGATGGACTGGGGCGGATTCCGTGGTGGCTACGATGACAAGACCTTGCAGGCTCTCGCCGACATCGGGAAGAAGTACAAGGTGGGTGAGGTAATCATTGAGGGCAACTTTGGTGATGGGATGTACGTGAAGCTGTTCAGCCCAGTGATGACCCGGACCCACCGTTGTGCGGTTACTGAGGTCAAGTCAAAGGGCCAGAAAGAGCTACGAATCTGCGACGTGCTGGAGCCTGTACTGGGCAGCCATAAGCTGTGTGTCCACGAGTCTGTCATTGAGCGGGACTACCAGACAGCCCTGAACCCTGATGGGACCACGGACGTTAAATACAGCGGCTTCTATCAGCTCACGAGGATCACCAAGGACCGGGGAGCCCTGGCGCATGATGACCGCTTAGACGCCCTGGCAATCGGCGTGCAGTTCTTCACAGAGTCCATGGAGCGTGACTCCGAGGTAGGCGCTCAGGAGATGCTCTCGGATTTCATAGAGGAACACATGGAGCGCCACCTTCACGGTTTCGAGTCAGCTATGCAGTTGGCTGTGACCGGGGAGGTTGTCATGTCCTGGGAGGACGACACGGACACAGGAAGCTTTATCGAGTGGTAACCATAGAGGGTCCTTAACGGGGCCCTTTATTTCAGCAATTGGTTACTTTGTGTACAGGCTGGAAGCCTTGCAGACCGGGGCCTCCAGAAACCCTCACTATTAGGATAGGGGCCCGTTAGGGTATTACTGGTAGAGCCCTTTAGGGTCTCTGGCAGGTCCTTTCAGGCCCCTAAGAGACCCTATACTTAAAGACCCTCAGAGGTTGGTGATTATGCTGATAAGCATCACCTCCCACGGGCAGACACAAAGGAGCAAACAAGATGAAGGAAGCATTACAAGCCGTATGGCCGTCCCTTCGAGCCTTGCTGACCCATCGTGTCACCTACCGATTTCTTGCTCTTCTCCTTGTTTCTCTTGGAGTTGTTCAAGGTGGTCCACTTGTCGAAACCTTTGGGGATGTCGTCTGTGTTCTACTTGGTGGCTGTGACGGGTGATCTTACCGCTATACTGACAGCGCACTTTTACGGGCGATAATTGGGGANTTGGGGAGCAGGCGGGTGAACGCGAACAGCTCAGAATTGTATTATTTTCTCCGTATGTACTCGATTGACCTCGACACGGCGCTTCACACAATCAAGATGCTTCGACGGTACAAACGTCCTGACGTCCGGTCTGTTCTGCTTCGTGATGTAGCTGTTAGCTACATACGGCCATTCTCTGGAAATAAAGGAGAGCATACAAGTTCGCACATCCTCAGAAGCAGTATGCATGTCCCGAAGAGTATGCGTCAGCTCCATAATGAACTATACGATCTTCGTATGAATCAATTTGCCCATACCGACCTAACATATTACCGACCACAGGTTAGAAAAATACGTTTCACGCCTGGGTCTGGGTTTGCGATGGCGTTTAGGGGGTACGACTACGCGCGCCTTCTTAGGAAGCTCCCGCAAATAGAAGAGCTCATCCGTGCTGTCGAGAAGAGCCTTCAGGCTCAGATAGTAGAACTTGAAAAGACTCCCGACTTTGAGAAACTGGCAGAAAAATCTGAGTGACCACCTCAATAGGGCTCAGGCTGAAAGTTCCCCCGTAGGGCCTCTCGCGGGTACGCCTGAGCCTTATGGCGCGCGCGTGGGGTCCCTATCGTGCGCCTATGCGCACCTCTGTACGTCGGTCGTTTAGCCATCTCCAAGGTGTCACAGGGATGTGCCAAGAGTGTTACAAACAGGCATTGACCACCCGGCAAACAGGCCCGTAGCATGGGCTCCAGCGCTCTCCCGACCAATGTAGAAAATTTGTCGGTATCCGGTCACAGACAGGTGATAGCACCTGGATATCCCTCAAGTTTCATCTTCAGACTCGTCCTTGCTGGGCAATGGGCGGGTAGAGGGTGTCTTGTCTTTCCTTGAGCGTGATATTTACCCTGTTCATATCATTCAGTTCTGAAAGTGGCTTTATTCATGATCCGGGCTGCCATGACAATCGGCACCACACCTTCATGGAGTTCATGTCATGCCCAAGTCCATCGTTGCCGCGCTGCAAATCGGTTCCCTGCCGGGAGGCAAGGGAGACACCCTGGAACAGATCCTTGGCTATGAGCGCGCGATCATCGACGCCGGCGCCTGCCTGGTGGTGATGCCCGAAGCCTTGCTGGGTGGCTACCCCAAGGGCGAAACCTTCGGCACCCAGTTGGGTTATCGGTTGCCCGAGGGCCGTGAGGCTTTCGCTCGTTATCACGCCAATGCCATCGATGTACCGGGCGCCGAGACCGACGCCCTGGCGCAGTTGTCCGCCCGCACCGGGGCGAGCCTGGTGCTCGGGGTCATCGAGCGCGCGGGGTCTACCTTGTATTGCACGGTGCTGTTCTTCGAGCCCCAGGCTGGACTGGTGGCCAAGCACCGCAAGCTGATGCCTACCGGCACCGAGCGGCTGATCTGGGGCAAGGGCGATGGTTCGACCTTGCCCGTGGTAGAGGGCAAGGCCGGGCGGATCGGTTCGGCGGTCTGTTGGGAAAACTACATGCCGCTGCTGCGCACGGCCATGTATGCCAAGGGCGTTGAGGTCTGGTGTGCGCCGACGGTGGATGAGCGGGAGATGTGGCAGGTCACGATGCGCCATATCGCCTGTGAAGGCCGCTGCTTCGTGGTCACCGCCTGCCAGGTGCAGCCTTCGCCAGAGGACCTGGGCATCGAGGTGGCCAACTGGCCGGCGCAGCGGCCGTTGATCAACGGTGGCAGCCTGATTGTCGGGCCCATGGGCGAGGTGTTGGCCGGGCCCTTGGTCGGCCAGGCGGGCCTGTTGAGCGCGCAGATCGACACCGAG